CCAACACCTGCTCCAGAACTAACACAAGAAGAAAAAGATGCAGCCGCTGCAAAAGAAGCAGAAGCAGCAGCCGCTGCGAAAGCAGAAGAGGACAAAGCCAGGGACGCAAGAGCCGCAGCAGATTTGGCTGCTAAAGGGGTTACCTACAAATTTAAGTACCCAAGAATACTTACAGGAGCAGAAGTTGAGGCTCTTTCACCAGAAGAAAGAGCAATCTATGAAACAGAAGTAAGTTATAAAAATAATACCCTCTATCGCGACAACCCAGAAAAGTTAAACGCAGACAATGCTATTAGAGACAGGGCTAAAGCCGAAGGTCGTAATCTAACAGAAGAAGAATTTAGAAAACTTAATGTTCAAACAATCCAAGACCGTTTGTTTGGTCTGCAGGGTTTCAAACCAGGTACCCCTCAAAATCCATTTATGACAGGTCCAGCCGCTGAGAAGAGACCAAACAACGAAGATGCAATGACTTTTAAGTTTTACCAAGATTATCTTGGTGGACACAATAACAGAGATCTTACTTTATTCGGTGGCGGTAAGGCTGAGCCTATGTCACTTGAAGAGTTTACTCAAGTTTATAACGCCCTAGGTGGTAACGCAGGAGTAATAGATAGAAATCAAAACCGTGGTATACCTGGAACCTATAGTGAATTTTCTAAAGGACAAGGCGAACTTGCAATACGCACTCGCGGTAGAGCAGTTCCTGGTATGGATTTGATGCTTGACCCAAGAGTCAGCACTACGGCTGATGACGTTATCAATGCCTATATGAGTCAGAACCCAGATGACCCAATGAATCTTTTTTCAGATATTTCTAGTGGCGCAGGTTACGGAACAAGCGGGTTAACTGGTGGTTCAGGTGGTGGTACTACCTATGGCACTGGTTCAGCAACTACAAACCTAGATGTTATGAAATCTATTCTTCGTGGTATGGGTTTTAATAAAAAAATTATTGACTCATCATCCACATTTTTAAACAGGCTTCTTAAAGAAGGTATTGATTATGATAATGCTGTGTCTATCTTTCTTAACTCTCAAGACTACACGCTTAAAAATGGTTCAAAAATAAAGTCACCATTCTATGAAGAGTATGGCTATTTGAATGAGGGTCTTGTCAATCCTAAGACCGCAGCAGAACTTTACAATGCTGTCGAAGGTTACAAAGGAATTATTGACAAGTATGGCGCATCAAGCAAGTTCTTAACACCAGAAGCACTTAAAGGTTATGTAAAGAACAATGTTACAGTGCAAGACCTTGATGAGCGTGCAAACATGGGACGACTAAAGGGTCTTAATGCTGATAAAGCATATGTTGATTCTTTGGTTAAACTTGGTTTTATTGGCTCTGCGGGAGACCTAATAGATTTCTTCATGGACTTTAAGATTGGCAAGGAGCAGTTAGAACTTAACCGCAACACTGGAGCATTTACAGCAGAAGCGATTCGTCGTGCTCAGTCTGGTATATCATTTGATAAGACATCATTTGAAAAACTCAGCGCAGCACTTACTGCTAAGGGTCTTAGTGAATCTCAAATTTCAGCACTTGCTGCTCAGGGATTTGAAAACATTGCTGACACATTAAATCCTTTGACTATGTACTCACAGATTTATGAAAAGACTGGTGGCACAATAGAAGGCAATCAGGCTCTTCAATCAGGTATACAGCAGGAACTTATGGGAGAACAATTCCTAGGTACTGCATCTGCAAAGCGTAAGAAGTTAACAGAACTTGGACAGCGTTCTTTTGAAGGACGTAGTGGCTTCTATGCTAGCAAGAGCACAACAGCAGGACAAATATAAAGAATCCCCACCTGGACCCATCGGCCCCAGGGGGCGTACAAGACCGATAGTACAAGCCAATCCAGATACCCCATCTGATATTGAGGTGTGCGTCAACTACTAAAAAGGGAGAAATCGCTATGAGCGATAACCGCGACAACTACTGGGATGATGAAGAAGATGAAGAAACAAGTACACCTGTATTTGAATCAGATTCAGACCTCGTTAAGCGTCTACGAAAGCAATTAAAGGCTGAGCAGCGCAAAAACAAAGAGTTAGAAACTAACCTAGGTGACCTAACTAAGTCCCAAAAAGAGCGGATTTTAAAAGATGTTCTTACATCTAGAGGTGTCAATCACAAGATTGCACAGTTCGTTCCATCTGATATCGAGGCATCTGAAGATGCTATTAACGCATGGCTAGAGGCTAATGGTGATGTATTTGGTTACACTCCATCAGAAAAGCCAGCAATCAATCCGAATGATATCGCATCAATGCAAAAAATGGACGCTGTGCTAACTGGTGCTGAGACATCTGCAACTTCTGATGACGTGGCAAATCGCTTAGCGAATGCAACTTCTGAAGAAGAAATTATATCCATTCTCAGCGGTCAGTAAAAACCGCACACTAACCAGAAAGGGGATATCGCCAAATGGCCGATGTCTTTTCAACTTCAACCTCTGGGTTAGGTTCCAATCTTGTAACTATGGCGTACGACAAGTTGATTGAACTCAACTTGCGTTCAACACCACAGTTCCGCGCAATCGCGGACAAGAAGGTCGGAAACCCAACTCACGACGGTTCTTCAATCCGTTTCCAGTTCCACAACGATATTGCTGACACCACAATTGCTGGTGCAACACTCGCTGAAACTGTAGACCCAGATGCAGTAGCACTACCAGCAACTACAACACTAGATGTCGCACAGACAGAACTAGGTCGCGTAGTGCTTCCAACTCGCAAGTTGTCATTAATGTCACTTGCAGATGTTGACCCATGGATTGCTAACGCAGTCGCATTCAACATGGCAATGACACTAGACAATGGTGTTTCTGCTGTTCTTGATGCAGGTACAAACGTCATCCGCGAATCCGCTGGTGCACTTTCAACAACTGCTGCTAAGTCAACAATCGTAGCATCAGACACATTCAAGGGTCGCGACGTTCGTTACGCAGTAACAAAGTTGCGCGCTAACAATGTTCTAACTCGTGGCGGAATGTATGTTTCATACATCCACCCAGAGGTTTCACATGACCTACGTACAGAGACAGGTAACAACATCTGGCGTACACCACATGAGTACCAGAATGCTGGTCCACTATTTGCTGGTGAATTAGGCGCATGGGAAGGTGTTCGTTTTATCGAGACACCACGCATGACTAACTCAATCTCAGGTGGTGCTCTAACAGCACTTGCTACTGCTGCTGCAGTAAGCGGTGTATCAGGTGCGTTCACAATCGTCGTAGCAAACGGCGCATTCGGTGGTCTTGCTGAGGTAGGAGATGCTATCTCTGGAACTAACGTTGGTTCAGGTGCTTTGATTACAGATATCTCAGTTGGTGCAACAAACACAACACTTACAGTGTCTGTCGCTAACTCAGGAACTGTTGGAACAAACACACTTACAGTTACTCCAAAGGCTCGTGTTTACAACACTTACGTACTAGGACAGCAAGCACTTGCTGAGGCAGTATGGAAGGAACCAGGCATTGAGTTTGGTAACGTTGTAGACAAGTTGAACCGTTTCCGCCCAGTCGGCTGGCACGGTATCATCAACTGGTCTATCTACCGTCAAGATGCGTTATATCGCATTGAGACTGCTTCTTCTGTTCGTCCATAAGAAGTAATCTAAGTATTTAGATGGGTGGGGCAGGGGGAAACTCCTGCTCTATCCATAAAACGGCTTAGGAGGCTAAATGGCATACAAGTTCACAACACCCACAGTGAGCGAAGGTCCCGCAGGGGAAGGTCGCTTATTTGGCCGTTACCGCCTTGTAAGAGGCATAACAGTCTTGAAGGTAGATGGCGAGTACTACGAAGTTCGCTACCCATCCTCAGAAGAGGTAGAGGCTGCCGAAAAGGCATACATGGGAGGATACTCCTATGAAGTCAGTCCAGGAGAAAAAGCCAGCCTTGAGGCTGCAGGTTACACAGTGGAGACGATATGAGACACAGATTAGACCATCCAGAGGATGTTGAAGGTTGCTTTGGGTGCAAGGTTCTAGGACTTCAAATGAGTCCAGGAGATGCATCATCTCAAAAAATGGTAAGTAACAAAAAGTGGGACGGTGAGTTAGAAGCCTATCGTGCAGCACGTGCCGACGGGATTCAACCTGCTGGAACAAGTATGAAAAAAATTCAGGAGGCTCGTCGTGCTTCTGATGTCATGGGAAAGGCATTTGATGCTAACACTATGGGCGATAGCAAGATAATCCAAGAAAAAACAGTAGCAACACTCAAGGAAGTGGGAGCAATATAATGCCAATGGTAAACGGAAAAGAATACCCATACACTGCTAAAGGTATGGCTATGGCTAAGAAGGCTGCTAAGAAGTCAGGCAAGCCAATGAAGAAGGCTGCTAAGAAGACTATGAACCGTAAGAAGGGTATGTAATTATGTCAGTTAAAGGTGAGAAGTACAAGTCAATGGCAGCCAAGAAGAAGCATGAAAAGATGGAAGGTCCTGCCATGCGTCTAAAGGAATACGGCACTAAGAAGAAAGCCGCAAAAAAGACAGCCAAGAAGGCTGCAAAGCGTGGATTGTTTGGTGCTTGATAATGTCAAACAAATATACTAGAAGCACATCCACGGAGGATGCTATTAAGCAACTACAGAAGCAAATCAAGGCTGCTAATTCTGGTGCTGATGTAAAGAAGCAGAAGGCAGCAATTGACGCTCAATATCCTGGACTATACAAGAAGTCTAAGAATCCACTTCCAAGTCTTACAAAGGGATGGAAATAATGAAAAAGAAAGCACATCGCGGATTTAAGGCAGTTCAAAAAGAGATTTCTAAAAAGCAAGGTATAAGCATGGAACGTGCTGGAGCAATTCTTGCTTCTGGTGCTCGTAAGGCGTCACCTGCTGCAGTCAAGGCTAATCCTCGTTTGAAGAAGGTTTCAGGCGTAATGAAGAAAGCAAAAAAGAAGTAATGAAGAAGAAAGCGTTTTGGGATAAACCAAATCCTAAAAAGAAATCAACACCCTTAACGCCAGCACAGAAGGCTAGGGCTAAGGCACGTGCTAAAGCAGCAGGTCGCCCTTATCCAAACTTAGTTGACAATGCAGCAGCAAGGAAAAAGAAATGAAAGACTCACGTTTAACACGGGTTGGAGTAGCAGGCTATAACAAGCCTAAGCGTACTCCCAGCCACCCTACTAAGTCACACGTTGTTGTGGCTAAGGTAGGTAGCCAGGTTAAGACCATCCGCTTTGGACAGCAAGGCGTTTCTGGCTCACCTAAAAAAGCAGGAGAATCTGCATCCTATGCAGCACGTCGTAAGTCTTTCAAAGCAAGACATGCAAAGAATATATCCAAGGGAAAAATGAGTGCCGCATATTGGGCAGACAAGGTGAAATGGTAATGGCAAAA